CGGTACAGCAGAATATAAAGCCAAGCATGGTACAGATAGAGAAAAACATCAAGCGAAATATGGTACGTCAGATGTAGAAAAAATCAAACCTTACGGGTATCGAGGACCCAGCGGTTCTGAAAGTGATGATGCACCAAAAGAGAAAAAAAGCAAAAAAGAATCGGCAGGTCGCGGGTCAGACGAAGATTACGAAAGCATCCAGTTTGAAAAGGCGCCTCCGGGAGCCAAAGCCGAGCGTATGGTCAAGCACATTAAGAAAGGCTACGCCAAAGACGGTAAGCTCACAGACAAAGAACGGTCGATAGCTTATGCTACAGCATGGAAGCAACACAACAAAGAAAAAAATGAATCAGTCAATCAAGGAGATGAAATGACTAAGGTAACAGAAGGTGAGATCCAACAGGCCCAGTCGATCGTAACCGCAAAAACAATGGTAGACAGAGTGGGTCGCTGGATCGAAGAACTTTCAGGTATGGAAAATGACACACTATTACAGTTAGGTGATCAGATCCGTGACGAGATGGGACAAGAACAGGCCAAAGGATTTATTTCAGCAGTGGCTCCTGCGATCCAACAGGCCCTAGAAAATCTCAAGGCCACCCGCGAAACTTTGGCCACCGGTGTCCGCACACTGACAGGCGAACAACAGCCTGCAGAGATGCTAGGTGCCCAACCAGGTGCCGAAGGTGAAGAAGTTGCACCGGCAGCGCCCGATGAAATGAATATGCCTGCGGAAGAACCTGCCGCAGATGAATTCGCTGCCGCTGAACCAGCTGCCGGCGGCCTAGAGGACGCAGGCCGTGAGCAGAGAGAAAGCATCGAGTATCAAAATAGATTGCTGAGAGTTTTGGCAGGTTAATCATGGACACTAATTTTTTTCGAAAATATTCCAACATCATCGCTGAAGCCGAACAAACAAGGGTTAACGAGGCATATTTAAGTAGTTCTAAAGATGTTATTGAGCTCTTGGCCAGCATAAGAAAGCAGAGCAAAATGGCTGAAAGGGGACAGGGAGATCCTGTAAGCCCTAATCAACTCGTCAATGACCTCTGGGATGTGATAACGTGGATAGAATCTAACATCAAAGAAGAGTCTATCGAAGCCAACGAAGCTTCTCCGGCTGCCGACCCAGCTTCGGGACAGCCGCCTGCCCAGCCCGCGGTCGATCCTAAGGTAGCCACAGGTGCACAGGCCGTTGGTCAAAAGCTAGGAGCCAAAGGCAGCGGACAGATGGTAGCCAAAGGCCTGGACAAAGTCTCACAGGGACAGGCAGTTTCAGGCACGATGAGCCAAGCTATAGCTCCTTTCGTTGAGCCTTTAGAAAAAATTCTAGCAGATCCTAGTCTCAAACAAAAGTTTCTAAATTTAATTAAACAGGTACAACAGTGAAATTATCTGATTTAAAAGAAAATGATGAGCAGCTGGATGAAATTCTTCCAGCTATTGCAGCAGGTGCCGGCCCAGCAGCCCGAACCGCTCTGGGTGTGGGCGGTGCTGCCTTAAGAGGCGCCGGCAGTGCTATTGCTAAAGGTGCTCAAGCGGTAGGAAGTGCAGTTAAATCGGGGGCCCAGGCAGTTGGTCAAGCAGCTTCCGGGCTCGCTGGCGGACAAACAGATCCTGCACAGGCCGCAGCCTTAGCTAAAGAAAGAACTGAACAAAAGAAACAGATCCAGGATGCAATAAAGCAAAAGCAACAGGAACTGGCAGATTTACAGAAAGAGTTGACGGCACTAGGATGAGATTTTTTGAATTTACTGATTCCGACACAGGTCTAGATAAGTTCGTGATGATACTCAGAAACTTCCAAGGCCGGGCTGCGTCTAAAAAAACTCCTGCTAAATTGAATTGGAACAGCCTCCAACAGATCGCCAGCGACAGCGGATTCGAGTTCGCTGCTGACTACGAAACTTTCAAATCTATCTATGACAGCAATCCTATGATCCAAGGATTGGTAAAGAATTTCAACAGCAACGGCATAGAACTGAATGTGCCCGGAGCAGAAGAACCCGGTGATGCCACGGAGCCAGTACCTGGTGGCGGCCAGGACAGCGAAGCAGAAGTAGGCAAGATCGCCGATGCTAATGCGGCGCAACAGTTGGCCCAAAATCAAGCAGGAATCAAAGTTTGACACAGTAAACTATTCCGTGTATAATTACACGATATGAATATACAATTTACTCCCCCGCCCTTCGTAGAGCGATTCCAATATAAAAACTGCCAACAGATCAACGATCCAGTAACTCGCAAGCGAGTTTATCTAACTCCGGACGGTGAACAGCTTCCGTCAGTGACTACCATCCTCAGCGCTACCAAAGACATGACAGCACTGAACGAATGGAAGAAACGCATAGGCGAACAAAAAGCCAAAGAGATCACTACAGAAGCGGCAGGCGTAGGTACTGCCATGCACAGCAATCTAGAACGGTTTATTGCGGGCATACAGAGACAACCCGGAAACAATCCCGTCCATGTACAGGCCAATGCTATGGCCGATGTGATCATCAATCACGGCCTCAGCAGCGTCAAAGAAGTATGGGCCATGGAACAGAGTCTTTACTTTCCCGGACTGTATTCAGGCACCACAGACCTTGTGGGAGTATACAAAGATAATCCTTCAGTGATGGATTACAAACAGACCAACAAACCCAAGAAAGAAGAGTGGGTGGAAGATTACAAGATACAGCTGATTGCCTATATACTAGCACATAATAAAGTCTACGGCACAGACATCCGTGAAGGACACGTTTTCATGTGCTCTCGAAACTGCGAATATCAGCAGTTTGATCTGTGGCCCGACGATTTCAACAAATATCAAGATATGTGGTTGGATAAGGTAGAGGAATACTATAAGCTAGGTAGATAATGCCAGTCGTACAAATATCTAACTAAATAGATATATGTACATTTATAAAATAATAAACAAAATCAACGGCCGTTGGTATATTGGCAAACACAACGGTCAAGATCCTAACTACATGGGGTCTGGAAAACTTCTTAGACAGGCCTACACAAAGTACGGCAAAGAAAACTTTGAGAAAGTCATTTTAGAAATCTGTTGTACAGAACAAGAACTTAATCAAAGAGAACAGCATTGGATTGCAGAATCTGGCGCCATTACTGATCCGTTATCCTACAATCTTGCAGAAGGCGGAACTGGAGGTGATTTAAGTAAATTTCACGATTATAGCAAACAAAATTTTTCTAATTATAAAATGTTAGGAGCAAGAAAATGGTTTAATTCTTTATCTAAAAAAGAAAAAGATGAATGGTTTAATAAACAAGCAACTAAACGCACTAAAGGGTGGTATGTTAGTCGTGTAGATGATCCTACCGAAATATACATAGATAATATTTCAAAATGGTGTGAAGAACATGGTGTAGACAAAAGTATGCCAACTTCTCTTAATAATCCTAAACACCATCTTTTTCAAAAACAAACTAAAGGATGGAGAATTAGGCGTTCAGATATGCCTCATTTACCTCCATATGAAAACCTACGAGGAAAAGTAATTATTCCTAACGGATGTAAAGGAAAAACCTGGAAAGTAGTAGATGGCAAACGTATTTGGTACGATAAATAATATACTAGAGGAAAAATATTATGGCGGTGGTGCAGATCTCGAAAATCCAAGTGAGAAGAGGACAGAAAAACTCAAATAGCGGAATCCCTCAGTTAAGCTCGGCCGAATTCGCCTGGGCAGTTGATTCACAAGAATTATTCATAGGTAACGGGTCGGTATCCGAAGGTGCTCCTTATGTAGGTAATACTAAAATCCTCACCGAACACGATAACATCCTCGATCTAGCCAATAGCTATCAGTTCGCCAACGATGACAACAGCATTACCTTTGCCACTGCTAGGACTCTGCAGAGTAAATTAGATGAATATGTGTCCGTGACAGATTTCGGAGCCATCGGTGACGGATCCACTGACTGCGTGGCAGCATTCGAAGCAGCATTCACGGAATTATTTAGAAACAGCAACAGCAATTATAAAAAAGTTTTGATCATTCCTAATGGTGAATATCTGTTCACCAGCGACCTTAGAGTACCCACAGGAGTGATACTGCAGGGAGAAACCAGAACGGGATCCGTTTTAAACATCGGTCCAAACAACATTAGATTCATAACCGGCACCGGATTGGAATTGGTGAATTTTAACAGCACCAACAGACCTGTAGATGTCTACTTCCATAACTTTACCATCCAACGTACCACTGGACAGTTGACCTGCACAGGATTGGCCAACAGCACCTTTAAAGATCTCACCTTCCACGGACAATATCAATTAGGCGGATCCGTGCCGTCATTGTCCACACAGCCTTCGGCAGTGTTCTGGGCCAACGATCTAATAGGTATCCGGGCCACAGATCTAGTGTTTGACGGTTGTGAGTTCGAAGGTAACAGCATCAATATCAAATGCACACAGACAGCTGTATTTGAAACCAATCTAGTCATCGATCGATGTGAGTTCATCAACAGCGACACTGCTATCTATATACAAGGGGTCTCGGGCCAGACCAACAGCTGGATCATCAGCGACTGCCTATTTGAAGAGATAGCCCGACAGGCCTTTAGATCCACTAACGGTACTTACACCACTATACAGAGATCAAAATTTAAAAACGTCGGCAACGGCACGGCCACTGCGGCGACCCCTTCCGACGTGATGATATATTTCGGTGAGCCCACTGGTAACATAATCTTAGACTGTACCAGTAATAGACTACAGAATGCGGCATTGAATCCCAGCACAGTATCTTCTGTGGCATCCTATGTCGAAGCCTATAACAGTGACAAGTCCCAATGGTTCGATAGGATCAGCAGTCCTATATTCTTGTCAGACAGTTTCAAACCACTAGTGGTGCTGAGTGCATTTAACAAATATACCACTATAAATTATACCCTTCGTCTGGGAACCTACACCAGACAAGGGCAGCTTTGGTTATCAGTTGGTGATGATCTCGCAGGTGAGGACAACGTCTCATCGGTAGCGGTCACTGATAATTTCCAATATTCACCATCATTTGTTTCGTCAGAAGGAGGATTAACGATGACTAATTTTGAATTTACAGCCAGTCTACGAGGTAATGCCGGTGATAGCGGCATAGAATCATTGGTGTTGTCGTACAAGAATCCTTTGGCCAACGGTGCTGTAGGGACCATATCGTTCGATGTAACCTACGGTGTTTGATGTCTACGGCGTAGATAGACTAACAGAATGGAAACGATTTCGAGATGCTCTAGAAACTAGCCAAAATCCGCTGGAAGATCTAGCAGATTTTTGGAGCCGTGCACCATTCGTCAGTTCCTATCTTGATAAAAAAAATCCTACAGAATGGCCCGATCCTTGGCATCTGGTCCTAGACGATCGCCTCGATGATCTTGCTATCGCTCTAGGTATGCTATATACTCTTAAATTAACTCAGCGGTTTATGGACTGCGAATGTGAGATACATACGTCTATGCTACCAGATAATTCGACCTGCTATTTTTTATTGGTAGACCATAAACACGTCTTGAATTATAGATACAAAGAAGTAGTAGACGCAGCCGAACTAAATGGCATCGAGTCCAGTAAGATCTACTCCGTCCGTAATAAAAAATAAATATCATTCCAGAATAAAAAAGAGAACACACATGACGATCACAGTTATCAAGAGAAATGGAGACAGGGAGCCGCTGACCATCGAAAAATGGCAGGCACAGGTAGCGAAAGTCTGTAAAGGCATAGCGGACGTCAGTCAATCGATGATTGAAATCAAGGCTCAGTTGCATTTCTATGATGGCATCACAACAGAAGAGATCGATGGCATCACCCTGAGAGCCATAGTAGATCTAATCGATGTAGAAAACAATCCCGATGTAGGACACACCAACTATCAGTTCGTGGCAGGCAAACAGAGATTGAGTATGCTGCGCAAAGATGTCTACGGTCAATATGATCCACCACATCTCTTCGACATCGTGAAGAAAAATGTCAGCACCGGCCTGTATACCCCAGAACTGTTAGATTGGTACAGTGAAGAAGATTGGGATCGCATGAATGAGATGATCGATCACAGCAAAGATGAAGAATACAGTTACGCCGCCATCGAACAGCTGATCGAAAAATATCTGGTAAAAAATCGTGCCACCAAGGAGATCTATGAAACACCACAAGTTCGTTATATGGTTGCTGCCGCGACTGTGTTCCATAAAGAAGAACCTAACACAGCCCGTATGCGTTACATCAGAGAGTACTACAATGCAGCTTCAGATGGTCTTTTTACTTTGGCTACCCCTGTGCTGGCTGGCCTTGGCACTCCAACAAAGCAGTTTAGCAGTTGTGTGCTTATTCGCAGTGACGACGATCTGGATAGCATATTTGCTTCTGGGGAGATGATGGCCAAGTATGCCAGCAAACGTGCTGGCATTGGTCTAGAGATTGGTCGTCTTCGCCCTTTAGGCGCACCTATAAGAGGTGGCGAGATCATGCACACAGGTATGATTCCGTTCCTTAAAAAGTGGTTCGGTGATCTGCGCTCGTGCTCACAGGGAGGTATCCGCAATGCCAGTGCTACTGTATTCTATCCCATTTGGCATCATCAGTTTGATGATCTTATCGTTCTTAAAAACAATCAAGGAACCGAAGAAACCCGAGTCCGTCATATGGATTATGGGGTTGTGCTTTCCAGTTTTTTCTGGAGAAGATTCAAAAACAGAGAAAACATAACATTCTTTGATCCCAATGAAGTCCCCGATTTGTACGAAGCATTCTATAAAGATACCGCACGATTTGAAGAACTGTATGTGAAATACGAAAGACAAAAGAACCTAAGAAAGAAAACCATGTCAGCAGAAGAAGTATTCAAGTCTGGCATACTCAAGGAGCGTACAGACACAGGTCGTATCTATTTGGTGTTTATCGATAATGTGATGAATCAAGGTCCTTTTGATCCCGAGTATCATACCGTTTATCAAAGTAACCTGTGCTGTGAGATCTTATTGCCAACCCGTCCATTTAAGCGATTAGACGACGAGGAGGGACGCATAGCGTTATGCACACTGGGATCCATCAACTGGGGTGCGTTCCGTAACCCAGAAGACATGCGCAGAGCCTGTCGCATCTTACAACGTAGTTTGTGCAATATCTTAGACTATCAAGATTTCTTGTCAATCCAGTCAAAACTGAGCAACGATGAGATCCAGCCCTTGGGAATAGGCGTGACCAATCTAGCCTATTGGCATGCTAAGAAATCATTGAAATACGGCGACAAGGAAGCATTGGCCGAAGTCAAGAGCTGGATGGAACATCAGGCCTATTATCTCACAGAAGCCACAGTTGAACTGGCCAAGGAAAGAGGTTCCTGCAAAGACAGCGACAAAACTTTCTATGGTCAAGGAGTATTCCCTTGGGAACGCAGAGCCAGGGGCGTCAACGAACTCGCAGACTTCGCTCCTGAACTAGATTGGGAACCATTACGCAAGGAGATGAAAGAACATGGTGTACGAAATGCTACTCTTATGGCTATTGCTCCAGTTGAGTCTAGCAGTGTTGTTATTAATAGCACTAATGGAATAGAGATGCCTATGAGTCTAATCTCAACCAAAGAATCAAAAGCGGGATCATTCACACAGGTAGTTCCAGATTATCATAAATTAAGAAACAAATATCAATTGATGTGGGATCAGAAAGACTGCGACGGATATCTAAAAACAGCAGCAGTATTGGCAGCCTATGTGGACCAAAGCATATCTACCAACACTTTCTATAATCCAGCACATCATCCCGGTCGCAAAGTTCCTACTACCTTGATCGCTAAAAATCTCATGCAGGCCCACCGATGGGGCATAAAGACATTCTACTACAGCCTTATCAACAAGGCGGGCGCCAAACACGAGGACAAGACACCCGAAGTGCATTACAACGGTTTCCACAACGAACGAGAAATCATCCAAGAAGAAGACTGCGAGGCCTGCAAGCTATGAGCCAAGATCAATATAACCTAAAAACCAAAACAGATTATCTTTCGAGGAAGATGTTCCTGGATCCTGCAGGTCCAGTGACCGTACAGAGATTCGAGGAAGTGAAATATAACAAACTGGCAGACTACGAAAAAACCGCACGTGGATTTTTTTGGGTGCCGGAAGAGATTTCACTGACCAAGGATGCACAGGATTTCAAAGATGCCTCGGAAGCGGTCAAGCATATCTTTACCAGTAATCTGTTACGACAGACAGCCTTAGACAGCCTGCAAGGTCGCGGCCCCAGCCAAATCTTTACTCCGGTAGTAAGCCTTCCGGAGCTGGAAGCATTGGTCTATAACTGGACCTTCTTCGAGACCAACATCCATAGTCGTTCATACAGCCACATCATACGCAATATCTACAACGTGCCTAAAGAAGTGTTCAACACCATCCACGACACCAAAGAAATCGTAGACATGGCTTCTAGCGTGGGACTACACTACGATAGATTGCATATGATCAATTGCCGAAAAGAACTGCAGGAAAAGTTTCCAGAGAAAGAACACATACGAGCCATCTGGTTGGCGCTGAATGCCAGCTATGCCTTAGAAGCGTTCCGCTTTATGGTGAGTTTCGCCACCAGTTTGGCCATGGTCGAGAACAAGATATTCATTGGTAACGGTAACATCATAGCTCTCATCCTGCAAGATGAGCTTCTACACAAAGGATGGACTGCTTGGATGATCAATCAGGTAGTCAAAGAAGATGAACGTTTCGCTCGGATCAAAGAAGAATGCAGTGACGATGTCATGTCTATGTATCTAGATGTTATAAGAGAAGAAAAAGAGTGGGCTGATTATCTATTCAAGAAAGGACCTGTGATCGGATTGAATGCTAACATCCTGAGAGATTTCGTAGATTATACAGCGGCCACTGCCCTAAAAGACATAGGATTGAAATATCCCTATACCGCACCCAGGACCAGTCCGATTCCCTGGTTTAACAAACACAGCGACACCAGCAAAAAGCAAACAGCACTGCAGGAAAATGAAAGCACTAACTACGTCATAGGAGTCATGAGCGATAATCTTGACTACGACGAGTTACCGGCTATATAATACTATCATGTACAGAGCACAGTTTAAAAGACAATCACCCTATGAATCCTGGACTACTATAGGACACTATGGCAGCGAGCAGAGTGCCGTCAGTGCGGCTCTCCAACGGAAAAATCAAGGCGTCCTAATGGTCAGAGTCATAGATAAAAGCGGAGCTGTGATATTTTCAAACTGAGAAAGGAAAACGATGAAAGCAGTGGTATGGAGCAAATATGATTGCCCTTTCTGTGATCAGGCCAAAAGCCTATTGACACTGAAAGGCATAGAGTTCGAAGAGCGCAAAATAGGGGACGGTTATACCCGAGAAGATCTACTAGAGGCAATTCCTACAGCTAGGACCGTGCCGCAGATATTTTTAGATGATAAATTAATAGGCGGGTTCACAGAATTAAAACAATGGATAATTTCTGAAAGCAGCGGATTTGGAGATGGAAGATTATAATATGTTAATAGACAAAGGCGTAGCAATAGGGGAAGTCATTACGATCAAACTTACCAGCGGAGAAGAGCTGGTAGCCAAACTGGCAGAAGAGTCGGCCACGC